GTGCCAATGGTTATATTTTAACATCTACTGGAACGGGTGTTCAGTGGGTTTCAAACTCAGCAGCATCATTAGATGGTTTAACTGATGTTACTATCACATCACCAACTGCCCAGCAAGTTTTAAAATATAACGGATCGATCTGGCAAAATTCTAATCCAGATGCTGTAATAGCCTCTGCAGTTTTTGCCACTAATGCTCAGTCGGATCTTGGTTTAGTCACTGATGGTGTAGTGACAATTACAGAAGATCTAGGATTAGTAACTGCAGTTTCTGAGTACATTTATAACATGGGTACTCTTGTTGTTGATGGTATCGTTTCATTGAATAATATCGATCAGTCTATTAAGGCTGACTATATTGCTTACTCTATTATTTTTGGTTTCTAAAGGAAAAACATGGCTCGCCAACTAGTTGAAAAATATATTTTTACTCCAGGTATTGCAAATGCTGGAACTATTAAGTTCCCTGGAAAGTGTGATGCGACTCAACTATTGATTGTTGCGAATAAATCTATTCAAGAAAACATTTATGCGATTGGTGATCCAACTCGTAGTGGTACAGTATCATTCGACCCTAGTGATAGTAATACTTTTTATTCCGAACAAGATGGTGCTACTACTGTAACATTTAGTAAAGATACTTCGGCAATGTCAGCCAATGACAAAATTGCCATTTATACTGATGCGCCTAAACAAGTTGGTAACATTGTTCGTCCATATGCATTCGGTGTTGATGCAATTGAAAGAATGCGTATCGCACAACCACAATCACTAATTGATGCTGACTTTGAATATGGTCTTCAACCAACAAAGTGGCAGAACTATACTGACATTCGTAATGTTCCAGGAATTTTTGAAAAGCCTGGACTAGATTTGTTTATTACTTCTATCACTACTGATGGTAATTCTCCATCAATGATCACTGTAACTACTTCTGTTTCTCATGGTCTTACTGTTAATAACCCAGTTATTATTTTTGGATTAACCAACACTGCAAACTACGCAAGAGCAGAAGGTGCTTTTGTAATTAACTCTGTTCCAACTAGCACTACATTTACATACTATGCTAAAGGTATTGTTGGAACAAATGGTTTATCAATTTTTGGTAGTTCCACTTATGGTCGTCGTGGTGGTTTTTATGCTGGTTCACAATTACCTGTTTCATCTGTTACATCAAACGGAGCGAATCCATCAGTTATTACTGTTACTTGTTCTGCCAACCATGGTTTAGTTCCAGGTGCTCCTGTCGTTGGTGTTGCCAGTTCTGTTGGGACAAACCACGCACTATTAACTGGTAACTTTTTTGCAGAATCAGTTCCATCTCCAACTACATTTACATTTACTGCTCGTGTCGGTGGTGCGGTGGCTTCCGCTGCTATTACTATGGTTATTCATACAAGATCAGATGCGTTTGTTATGCATCGACCATTTGATGGTGGTGTGACTCTTGGAACTTTTGTTGCCTCACATGGTGCGTCTGTTTCTCGTCAAACTAAAAAGTATATGCGTTATCAATCTGGTAAAGGCATTCTTTGGACTTCAGGTGTTTTATTTAATCCAGTTCTTAACCTTGATCAAATCTCAGCTGCTAATACTACTGTTGGTTCAACAATTACTATTACCACAGAAACTGACCATGGTTTACAAATTGGAGCATCAGTTCTAATTTCTGGTGTTGTCACTAGTGGTTACAACGGAACATATGGAGTTTCTGGTATTGTTAGTGAAAACATTTTTACAGTTTCTGCGCAGGGTACACTAGGTTCTACTAGTGCAGTTATTACCAATCTTCCTCGTGTTACAGTTAAAAACTGGCATGGGGCATCTGTTCGTGTTGGACCATTCGATGATCAAAACGGATTATTCTGGGAATTTGACGGACAAGAAATGGCTGTAGTCAAAAGATCAGGCACATATCAATTATCTGGTTTTGTTGCAGTAAATGCAGGGTCACAATTAGTATCTGGAACCAATTGTCGTTTCACTCAACAGTTAAAAGTTGGCGATAGAATCATTATTCGTGGTATGACTTACATGGTTGGTTCTGTGACTGATGATAATACAATGACAGTTAACCCAGAGTATCGTGGAACTACAAATGCCAGTGGAGTTAAAATTGCAGTAGTTATAGATCAAAGAATTCCTCAATCTCAGTTTAATATTGACAAAGTTGATGGCACTGGAGTTTCTGGATATAATCTAAACCTTAACAAAATGCAAATGTTGGGTATTTCATTCTCTTGGTATGGTGCTGGCTTTATTGATTATATGGTTCGTGGTGGAGATGGTAATATGATTCTTGTTCATCGTATGAAACAGAATAACTTAAATGACGAAGCGTACATGCGATCTGGTAACAGCGCAGTTCGTTACCAAGCTGTTAATGAATCTGTTATTGGAAGATTAGCCACAACTATTAGTAGTTCAGCAACATCAATTCAGTTGGTAGATGGTTATCGTTTTCCATCTAGCGGAACTGTAATGATAGAAAATGAGTGCATTAATTACAGTAGCAAAGCAGGTAATATTTTAAATGGTTGTACCAGAGGTGCTTCCTTCCAACAATTTGCTGGTGGATCTCAGAAAACATTTAGTGGAGGTGCAGCTGCATCTCATGTAGTTGGTAATGGCTTTAATTCAGTTATTCTTATTAGTTGTACTACAGCACCAGTTATTAATCACTGGGGTTCATCTTATATTATGGATGGTGGTTTCGACCAAGATCGTGGTTACTTCTTTAACTATGCTGCGGTTAACCAAGTGTTTACTGCTAACCAATCTAAGACAGTGTTCTTCTTAAGATTAGCTCCATCTGTGTCTAACTCTATCTCTGGAACTTTAGGTGAACGAGATTTAATTAATAGATCTCAGTTACTGTTGCAAAAACTACAGATGACATCCACACAAAATATTCAAGTTTACGGTATTTTAAATCCAGGTAATATTGATGCTTCAACATTAACTTGGCAATCAGTTAATACTAGCGCATTAGGATCACAACCATCCTTTGCGCAGATCTCAGTATCAAGTGCTATTACTGCAACTCCAGGTGAACAAGTGTTTGCGACACTAGCACAAATTAACGGCTTTGCTGAAATTGACTTAGGACAGTTGAAAGAATTGACCAATTCTGCAATTGGTGGATATAGTAATTATCCTGATGGTCCCGATGTCTTGGCAGTTGTTGTTAGAAATCTATCGGGTTCGAATGCTACCACAAACATTAACTTATTCTGGTCAGAAGCGCAAGCATAAATATACAAAATTAGAGGAAATTTTAAATGGCAACCCAAGTACAGTTTAGAAGAGGCACTACTACCCAGAACAATGCGTTTACAGGCGCAATTGGTGAGATTACCTATGACACTGAAGTAAAAACATTTAGACTTCATGATGGTTCGACTCCAGGTGGAGGTGCCATTATGATTAACAATACCTCTACACAAACGCTAACCAATAAAACCATTTCCACAAACTCTGTTTGGAATGGTCAGCCTGTTCCTCTAGGATATGGTGGTACTGGTGCTTCTTTATCTGCTGCTTCTGGTGCAATTGCTTATTCTACCAATAGTAGTATTGGATTTACTGGTGTTGGTTCTTCTGGACAACTTTTAGTTTCTTCTGGATCTGGTGTACCTGCGTGGGTTTCTCCAGCTTCTATTACTGCTGGTACTTCTAGTACTGCTGTTACTGCCACTAACCTTGCTGGTGGTTCAGCTGGTTACATACCTTACCAAGCAGATACTGGATCAACTTCTTTTATTGCTCCAGGTGCTGTAGGAACTTTCCTTATTTCTACTGGTGCTTCTTCTGCTCCATCTTGGGCAGCTGGACAAATTACTGTTGGTTCTACTGCGATCTCTTTGGGTAGCACTAGTGCTTCTTTAGCTGGATTAGATATTCTTACTGCCACTGGTACTAGCAACTGGAAAATTCCAGCTGGTACTACTGGGCAAAGACCAGTAACTCCTGCCACTGGTATGATTCGCTACAACAGCACTCTGTCTTCCTTTGAAGGATATGCTGCAGCTGCGTGGGCATCTCTGGGTGGTGTAAAATCAGTTGATGGATTTACTTTTATTATTGCAGAAACATCTGCTGGTGCATCAAATGGTGACTTGGATTTCTATGCTGAGAATTCTGCTGGTACTGGATCAACTCAAGTCGGTCAATGGAATAGAACTAACCTTAAAGATTATACTGGTACTTTAGTCGGTACACAAACTACTCAGAATCTGTTTAATGCAACTGCAACAACTGTTAATGCTTTTGGTGCAGCAACTACTATTTCTATCGGTGCAGCAACTGGTACGCTAACAATCAATAATGCAAATACGGTTATTACTGGTAACCTTACAGTAAACGGCACGACTACTACTGTAAATTCTACTACTGTAGAAATTCAAAACGCATTTGTGTTTGAAGGTGCTACTGCTGATGGCTTTGAAACAACATTATCTACAGTAGATCCTACTGCAGACAGATCAATACTTTTACCCAATGCTAGCGATACGCTAGTTGGTAAAGCAACGACTGATACTCTTACTAATAAGTCTATCAACTTAACAAATAATACTTTAACCGCCACTTCTGCTCAGTTGGCGACAGCCATTACTGACGAAACTGGTACAGGTGTTGTAGTGTTTGGTACTAGTCCGACATTGACTACTAGCGTTGTTGCTGGTAGTGCGTCAATGGATATTTTTAATACTACAGCCACTACTATTAATGCCTTCGGTGCAGCAACTACACTAGCTATCGGTAATGCTACTGCAGCAACATTAACACTTCGTCCAGGTACTGTCGTTGGTTCTAATACTACTCAGAACTTATACAATACCGTAGCCACTACTCTTAATATTGGTGGAGCAGCTACCGCAGTTTCTATCGGTGCAGCAACTGGTACAACTACAGTCAATAATGCTCTTACTGTTACTGGTAACTTAACTGTCAATGGTACAACTACCACAGTTAATTCTAGCACTGTTAACTTAGATAATACTATTTTACAATTAGGTGGTGACACTGTTCCAACAGTAGATGATAATCAAGATCGTGGTGTGTCTTTCCGCTGGTTCAGTGGAACTGCAAAAAATGGTTTCTTTGGTTTTGATGATAGTACTGGTTTCTTTACATTTGTACCTGACGCTACATTAACTAGTGGTGTTGTTTCTGGTACGCTAGGTGTTATTGATGCTCTTCGTATTACTGGTTCTGCAGCGACTCTAACTACCGCACGAAATATTAACGGAACTGCATTTGATGGTTCTACTGCAATTACTACTGCTTCATGGGGTACTTCTAGAACTATTACTCTTGGTGGCACTGGCAAAGCAGTTGATGGTTCTACTGCAGTTACTTGGACTATCCCTGAAATTATCCCAACTAATACTAATATACAGTTAGGTTCAATTGGAGTTGGTACTGCAGCATCTGGTGTTGCTGGTGAGATTCGTGCCACTGGAACTGTTACTGGTTACTACTCAGACGATCGTCTTAAAACTCGTACTGGCAATATCGAAAATGCTTTGGAGAAAGTTCTTTCTCTTGATGGTTTTCACTATCATGCTAACGAAACTGCTGCAGCATTAGGATACGATTCTTCTAAACAAGAAGTTGGTTTATCTGCGCAACAAGTTCAAGCAGTGCTACCAGAGATCGTTGTTCCTGCTCCAATCGATGCAACATATTTAACGATTCATTATGAAAGAATGATTCCATTATTAGTTGAAGCTATTAAAGAACAGCAAAAACAAATCGAAGAACTAAAAGCAAAGTTAGGAAACTAAAATGGCTGTTTCTACAAGAGATGGATTAAAACAATATGCGTTAAGAGCATTGGGTGCTCCAGTGCTTGAGATAAATGTGGACGATGATCAACTAGAAGATCGTCTTGATGAAGCATTAGATTATTGGAAAATATATCACTACGAAGGTATTGAGCAGATTTATCTTAAGCAACAAATTCGTGCTTCTGAGATTGTTCTTACCACTTCTGTTGCTGCAAATTTCCGCTTAGCAGAAAAAGTTAGAGGTGTTACTTCTAATGCAACTGCTGAGGTATGTCAAGAATCCAGTAGAACTTCTGCTGGTACTCTATTACTAGTTAAAAATATCGTTGGAACTTTTACTGCAGGTGAGGCGATTGTTGGTTTAAATTCTGCCGTTACTGCAACTACAGTTTCTGTCACACTCCGTGAATATGATAATCGTTATATTGAAATTCCAGACTATGTTTGGGGTGTCACTCAAATTATATCTGCTGGACAAGCATCTTCATCAAAGAACATTTTCGACTTGCAGTATCAATTAAGATTAAATGATTTGTACGATTTAACATCTACTTCTTTAATCTACTACAAAACAGTTATGTCGCATTTGGCTCTATTAGATTTAGAGTTAAATGGTCATCAAAGATTTAGGTTCAATCGTTTAAATGGTCGTTTATACCTAGACGCTAATTGGGCAACAGATTTTATTCTTGGTGATTATATTATTGTTCAGTCTTATCGTGCAATGGATCCGACCACATGGAGTAAAGTTTACAACGAACAGTGGTTAAAACACTATGTTATTGCATTGTTTAAAAAACAGTGGGCAACCAACATTAAAAAATTCTCTGGCATTCAACTTCCAGGTGGTGTAACTCTGGATGGTGATAAACTATATGACGAAGCCACTACAGAAATTAAAGACCTAGAAGACGAATTACAAAATAAATCAGCACCTCTTGATTTCTTTTTAGGATAACATGTCAACAACTAATGTTTATTTTTCTCATGGTACTAGAAATGAGCAGTACCTAGTTGAAGATCTCATTATCGAATCTCTTAAGATTTACGGTAATGAGTTCATGTACATTCCAAGAACATTAGTTTCTAAAGACGAGATTCTTGGTGAAGATCGTCTATCAAAATTTACCTCTTCATTTCCAATTGAAATGTATTTTGAGAATGTAGATTCTCTTGGTGGACAAGGTGCGTTCATTCAGAAGTTTGGTCTTATGATGGAACAGTCAGCTACATTGGTAGTTGCTCGTCGTCGCTGGGAACAGATGGTTGGTCGCTATGGTCAAACCATTCTACCAAATAGACCATGCGAAGGTGATTTAATTTACTTTCCATTAACTAAAGGTTTGTTTGAAATTAAATTTGTTGCCCATCAAGATCCATTTTATCAGCTTGGTAAACTATATGTTTACAAACTACAAGTTGAATTGTTCCAGTATGCTTCTGAAAGAATAGATACTGGCATTGCACCGATTGATGCCTTTGAAACTCTCAAGACATTTACCACTAATACAACTAGATCTCCTACAGGTGAAGTTACTAAGATTACAATGACTACTCAAGGATCAGGATACACTTCAGTTCCAACAGTATCCTTCACAAGCGCAACTGGTTCTGGTGCTACGGCAACTGCTGTTCGTGGAACAGGTACTACTGCAAATAAAATTATTCGCATTGATGTAACAAATCCAGGTAGTGGATACCAAACTGCTCCAGTAGTTTCTATAACTGGCGGTGGCGGATCTGGTGCGGTAGCAACTGCTTCTATTGATATTAATATTGATAAGCCAGAATCCTTCGGTGATAATAATAAGTTTAAAACACAAGCACAGGATGTATTGTTTAGCGTATCAAATCCATTCGGTGAAATTGACAGAGACAATAACCCATAATGTTAAACAGTAATGTATACTACCACGGAATAATCCGCAAGTGCATTGTAGGATTTGGTTCGCTATTCAGTGACATCTATATCGATCGTCGTGAAGGTGATTCTGTAACTGGTACGGTAATTCAAAGATTACAGATTCCACTGGCTTATGCACCAAAGGAAAAGTGGATTGTTCGTTTGGAACAAGATCCAACTTTGGAAAATCATGTTTATACAACTCTACCAAGAATGTCTTTTGAAATTATTGGTTATAACTATGATCCATCTCGTAAAGTAAATCGCATGCAACAGATAAAATGTGGTGATGGTACTGGTTCAGTATCTACTATGTATACTCCTGTTCCATACAATATTGATTTATCATTATACATTCTAACAAAAACTCAAGAAGATGGTCTACAAATTATAGAACAAATTCTTCCTACTTTTACACCTGAGTATACATTGACTCTTAATGCAGTTCCAGATATGAATGTTAAACTTGATGTTCCTATCGTGTTAAATAGTGTATCGGTTCAAGATGATTATGATGGAGATTTCCAAACTCGTAGGTTTGTTACTCATACTCTTAGCTTTCAAATGAAAATGAATTTATTTGGACCAATTTCTGGTCAAAGTATTATCGATACTGTTAATGCTAATGTTGGTCAGAACGAAAACTTTAGTAACCCAAATAGAATTTATACGGCAGAAGGTGATGTAACTACTGCAACAGTTGATAATGAGAGTTGGACATTTAACTTCTAATGGCACAAATTTATAATTCAAACTCCAATTTAAAAGCAGCTGGAGTTACCGTTGATTTTACACCTGAAGATGTAAAAGAGTACATGAAGTGTGCAGCAGATCCGATATATTTTATCGAGACCTACTGCTATATTGTTACACTGGATCATGGCTTACAGTTGTTTAAACTGTATGATTGCCAGAAAAACAAAGTAAATGTAATCCATACTAATCGTCGTGTGATTCTTATGGAAGGTCGTCAGCAAGGTAAGACAACTACCTCTGCAGCCTACATTCTTTGGTATACGATTTTCCAAGCCAACAAAACTGTGGCTATCCTTGCGAACAAAGCAACTGCTGCTCGTGAGGTTTTAGATCGTTATCAAACAATGTATGAGTTGCTGCCAAAGTGGATGCAGCAAGGTGTTACTACTTGGAACAAAGGTGATATTGAATTAGAGAATGGATCAAAAGTATTCACTGCTGCAACAGGTAAGTCTGGTATTCGTGGTAAATCAGTAAACATGTTGTATGTTGACGAGGCAGCGATTATTCCAAACAATGTGGCAGAAGAATTCTTTACTTCAGTCTATCCTACGATTTCAGCTGGTCAGACTACTAAGATTCTATTGTCTTCAACTCCTTTAGGATATAATCATTTCTGGAAGTTTTGGACAGATGCTGAAAAGGGTAGAAATGGATTCGTTAATCTATTCATACCATACTGGGAAATTCCAGGTCGTGATGAAGCATGGGCTGCAGAACAAAAAGCACAGCTTGGTGAACTTAAATTTACTCAAGAGGTTCTTTGTAACTTCTTAGGTTCTTCTCTTACTCTAGTTAGAGCAGATGCTATTTCTAGAATGAGTCCAGATACTATCGTCTATCAGAAAGATGGGTTAGATGTATATGTAAACCCACAGGCTGGTCATAGTTATTGTATGGTTTGCGATATAGCAAAAGGTGTTGGTGGGGATTATTCAGCATTCCAAGTTATTGATATTACAGAGGTTCCTTACAGAATCGTTGCAAAGTATCGTAATAATGAAATTAGTCCGTTGCTCTATCCAAATGTCATTTATAAAGTTGGATCAGACTACAACCAAGCATGGGTATTATTGGAAATTAACATCTCGGAACAGGTTGCTCACATCCTATATTCTGAGATGGAATACGAAAATATATTGATGGTTACAAGACACGCTTTGGGACAGACTGTCTCAGGTGGTTTTGGTGGTGGTAAAACACAGTTGGGTGTTAATACCGATAAAAAAATCAAACGAATTGGGTGTCATAACTTTAAAGCACTCGTTGAGGAAAACAAACTTATTATAAATGATGCTGATACGATCTCCGAAATCTCGACCTTTATTGAGAAAAAAGGATCATATGAAGCTGATGAAGGTTACCATGATGACTTAGTAATGCCTCTAGTTCTGTTTGGGTGGCTCACTACTAACAGTTATTTTAAAGACCTAAATAATGTTAATCTACGAAATATAATGTACGCTAAGCAAATGCAAGCGATCGAAGAAGAATTAACACCATTTGGTTTCTATGAAGATGGAAAGCCAGAGAAGGCTCCATTAAACTTCTAGAAATCGTGTAAAAACTAAATAAAATGTAGACATGAAATTGTCTAGGTAAACTTATTAACAAGGAGAAATACAATGCCGTTTCAACTATCTCCAGGCGTTGCAGTCGTAGAAAAAGATTTCACTTCTATCGTTCCAGCCGTATCATCATCTATTGGTGCTTTTGCTGGGGTGTTTCCATGGGGTCCAGTAATGGAACCTAGCACAGTTAGTTCTGAGAATGAACTAGTTCGTCGCTTCGGTAAACCAAATGATAGCAACTTTCAATCTTTTTTCACTGCTGCAAACTTCCTATCATACACAAATAATCTATTACTAGTCCGTGCTGACACTGGGGCTTTGAATGCGGTTGCCAATCAAAGTGGTGGTGCAGCTACTGTTACTATCACTGCTCCAGGTTCTGGTTATGTTTCTACAGGTGCTGCACCAGCAGTGACATTCTCTGCTCCTACTACTACAGGTGGTATTACTGCCACTGGAACTGCGGTTCTATCTGGTGGTGGCATTAGTGCGATCGCAATCGCAAATGGTGGTTCTGGATATACCGACGCAACTGTTACTATTACTCCAGCTGCTGGTGATACTGGTACTGGTGCTGCAGCGGTTGCAGTGTTTTCTGCTGGTGTTATTACTGGATTTACTTATACTGCTGGATCTGGTTACAAAGCTGTTCCAACAGTTTCTATTACTGGTAATGGTTCTGGTGCAGCACTCGGTGCTGTAACTCTATCAACTTCTACAGTTACTGGTATTAACATCACTAATGCAGGTTCTGGTTATACTGCAGCACCTACTATTACAATCGCTGGTAATGCGACTGCGACTTGTACTATTGCTCCTGCTGGTCTAAAAATTACCAATGGTGAATATTACAATACATACCTAGCAAATGGTGCTGGTGTTGTTGGCCAATGGGCTGCAAAATATCCAGGATCTACTGGAAACTCACTACTAGTTTCTATGGCGGATTCTGCTACTTACGCTACTTGGACATACAAAGATCAATTCGATGGTGCTCCAGGAACTTCTACTTACGCAAAAGATGTAATGAATGCTCCTTCTGCTGTTGACGAAATGCATATTATCGTTATCGATGAAGATGGTCTTATTACTGGCACTCCAGGATTTGTTGTAGAAAAATTCGCTTTTGTTTCTAAAGCAAATGATGCGAAGAAATCAGATGGTACTAATAACTACTACAGAGATGTTATTAACTCTCGTTCAGAATATATCTGGTGGATGGATCATCCTACTGCAGTAACATCAGTAGCTGGAACCAAAGATTTTGGCGCAACATTAGTCAATGGTGCAGTATATAAGAGTTTGTCTGCTGTACAAACTGTTTCACTATCTGGTGGTACTGATGACTTTATCGCAACTGATGGTGAATTGCTTACTGCATTCGAATTGTTTGCTAATGCTGAACTCTACGATATCTCTTTAGTGTTGCTAGGTAAGGCAAGCGCAACATTGGCAAGAGATGTTATTGATGATGTTTGCTTAACTCGTTTAGATTGCGTTGCATTTGTCTCACCACAGAATGTCAGTAGTGGTGATATTATTATCGGTAGTAGTGCTACTGAAATAAATCAAACTATTGCATATCGTGACGCACTAGCAACTTCAACTTCATATGCTGTGATGGATTCTGGTTATAAATATCAATACGATCGTTATGCAGATAAGTATCGCTATGTTCCATTAAATGCTGATGTTGCTGGTCTATGCGCTCGTACTGATTACACTAACGACCCATGGTTCTCTCCAGGTGGTTTAAATCGTGGACAAATCAAGAATGTTGTTCGTTTAGCGGTTAACCCAAACAAAACAATGCGTGATAATCTTTACAAGAAAGGTATTAATCCTGTTGTTACATTCCCAGGAGAAGGTACTGTTCTATTTGGCGATAAAACTCTATTGGCTAAACCAAGTGCGTTTGATCGTATTAATGTCCGTCGTCTATTCATTGTTATGGAAAAGGCTATCGCAACTGCTGCTAAATTCCAGTTGTTTGAATTCAACGATGGTTTCACTCGTGCCCAGTTCAAGAACTTAGTAGAGCCATTCCTTCGTGATGTTCAGGGTCGTCGTGGTATCACTGATTTCGTTGTTAAGTGCGATGAGTCTAACAACACAGGTGAAGTTATCGATCGTAACGAATTCGTTGCTGATATCTTCGTTAAACCAAATCGTTCTATCAACTTTATTACTCTTAACTTTGTTGCTGCTCGCTCTGCGATTAACTTCAGCGAAGTTGGTGCGTAATTTAAAGATAAATAAGAAAGAACAAGGAGAGAATTAAATGGCAAACATTGCTGATTTTAAAGCGCAGATGAT